CGTAAAAGGTAGCTGGCAGAAGAACCTACCGCCTTGCACTGCGCTTTGCCTGTGCAAATCTTTTATTAAAATTCTTTTGCATAGACCGCCTTGCTGTACTGTTTGCATCGTCATAGAAGTCGAATTGCTTGCGTATCTTGCCATCAGGTGTAAGCAAATATAAAACCTGTAGCGGATAGCGTTGCTTTGTTGTTCGCCTAACTATCAACTCTTGCCCTGATTTGCCACTGGTTATTCTAAATACATTCTTGCGGTTAAGCATAGCTGTTGCGCGCCTAGACTTTGGCACTGCGCCTTGCGCGTTGCGTAAGGCTGAACCACGCGCAGGAATTGTAATGTTGCGCCCGTCTATAGGACGCTTAACACCACCTTGCGCTAGTGTCCCTAAATATTCTTTGTGCCGTCTGCCTGATGGATAGTTTTGCACTATCGCAGTTAGCCTACGCTTAGTAGCCCTGTTATCACCGCGTATAGGCATAAGCATAGCAGACATAAAGTTTTTCTTACGCACGATAACATCACTAGGCCAGACGCGCTCTATCGTATCTTTACGCACATCAAACGCTGCATCGTTTAACGCCATAGCTGTAGCGAACGGTAACTGGTTGCGCCCGAATGCGTCTAACGCCTTCTGCACTGTAGTTAAATTGCTGGTCAGGTTAACGCTCATGCCGCCTACAACTGCTTTCGCGGCTGCTTGCCTGCGGTCTGCTATCTCTGACTTGATAGCCGAAACACCTACAAATCTTGCTAATAACGGTGCTGCCATTAGTGTACTGTCCCATCTTCTAGCTGTAATACCACTACAGTATCGCCTAAAACGTCAGTAAAATCTAGCAGTGCTGCATCACATTCGGTGCAGTTTATCGTGCCGCTATGCTCTATCACATAGCATCGCGTGTCTTTGCCGCAGGCTTGGCACGTTACATCTTCAGCGAAAAACTCGATAGCATCATCCATAAGCGCACCATTACATAATAAAAAAGGGCGGTCAATGCCGCCCCTTAATCAGTTACCTAACCAAACTATCAGATGCCACCACGTTGGCTGGCCTTCATAGAACTTTAACCAGCCTGCCGTAAAGGCGCACATTACCACCACCATTATAATGCTTTCAGTTATCGGTTTCATGTTAAGCCCCCTATTTGTTGCTGCCGTCAGGATGATAAGGGCATAAATCCCAATCAGCCACCAAGCCATCAATGAAATACTTTATATCTTCTAAAGTTTCTTTTACTGACATTTCGTTATAATAAGGCTCATTAACGTATACTGTTGTGGCATAAGTTGGATGCACAAAAGGCAGCTTAAACATGATATCAATGGTCGTGCCATCAAAAGAATATTCTTGTACCTTTTCCCAACGCGCCTTGCCTAAAGCCTTTTTCATTTGCTGTTCTGTGTAAGCCATCTGTAAATCTCCCTTATATGATGTTGCTTATACACCATATTACCACAATGGTAATAACAGGATCAAGTATTATTATCACTTTTTTCTAATTTTTTTTCATTAATGATATCTAAGCCGCAAATAACGCAATGCCAGCCAAAAACTCGTTCTACTAACTGGCTCAAGCATTTCGGGCATAAACCCTGCTTTAAACGCTTGGCTATCTCGCCATTCCCCCGCTCAATCATCTTCTAGCCTCTGGTATTGCTGATGGTCGGTTTTGCTTGTAATAACGCTTCATCGTATCGCTTAACGCATCCCACTCATCTGCGTTAAACATTTTCTTTTGCGCCACGCCAAAATTATCCCCTGTTGGCTTGCTATAACCGCGCTGCGGCTTCTCTGCCTCGCGCTTGCACCAATTCTTGAAGAATGCTGATGGGCTGGCATAAGCCGCCTTATTGCCGTTCTGTTCATCCCATAACCTTATGCTATCTAAAATGCTGTCTGGTGATAGCCCCTTGTCTTTAGCATACTGTCGGCACTCATCATCTAACTGCCATTCAGAGATTTTTATCTTTCCCCCCTTCTTTTTGTTAAGGGTTCCATAAGAGTTAGTGTGCCAACCTGTCACCCCTAGAGGTGACACTGTGTCACGTGTCAGATTGTCACCTATAAAGATTTCATAGATATCTGTCTTGTTAAAACGCTTGCGCCTGATGATATAACCAGCCGCCTCTAAATCCTTTAATTTGCGTATAACAGTGCGCCTGCTGACCCCTGTCACCTCTGCCAGTGTGTCTATGCTAGGCCAGCAAGTGCCAGTGCTATCGTTATAATGGTCAGCTAATACCACCATCACAAACTTAGCTATAGGGTCAGGAAAAGATGTTTTCATCACCTGCGATAGCTTCTGAATACTCATATCAACCTACCTGCGCTATCTATCAAATCTTCTATAAAATCATCGTGCATCTGCGCGTTTTTCTCTACGCATCTGCAAATAAACCAGCCAACGTTGCCAGTGTTATCCTCTGGCTCGCGTACCCATCCCTGCCCCATACAGAAACGGCAATCTATATCAGCCTTATCATCAATCATCTTTAGCTGCCTTTTCTATCAGTTCCTGCGCCAGCCATAACATCTGCTGTTTTGTCATATGCCTAAAACTGCTTTCCCCATCGGTTGTTACCAGCACCCCATCATCATAAACAGCCATCAAAATCTGTTTCATCGGCTCTGCGTTCTCATCCTCTTTAATTAAGATGCCGTAGCCAGCTTCGGGGTCGTAGTGATACTTCAACGGCTCAAACCGCCAACCCTTCGGCACTGGTGCGCCTTTTATGCTATAACGTATAATCATCTGTGAGCAATCATCGTAAAATCTTCGATAGGAAAGTGTATCATAACATCTTCATCATTAGGATCGCCCCTATCGTTCCTACCGCCCATAGCCGCAAAACTATCCGCAGTTAACGATATAAACCCTACCGCGTCAGTCCAGCCGACCAGCAAAACCACCTTTATGCCAATGTCTACAAACTGTTTTGCATATAGCACCTTGCCGACATTTACCATCATAGTGGGATATTTCTTATGCGGAAAGCTTCTGGTTTTAACCTCGACCATACCAGCCACCACTTTGTACCAGTGACCGTTAATGCGCTGCGGTTTAAGTATAGCATAATCCACTTTATGCTTTGGCGGAAAAGGCGCGTAATCATAACTAAAATGCTCGCAAAACCTTTTTATCATGCGTTCCTGCCGCGCTACATCTTCGTTTGTCTCATAAATCGGCATTTGGTTTTCTCACGCTTTTACGTCTTTGCATAGACTGCTTTAAGGTATGGCGCGTGATAACACCGCTACGCCACTTAGGATTGCGCCAACTATTACTATCTTCACGATGCCAGCCTGTTTCCAGATATTCGCGCATCCACTTTAGATGCACTTTAAATTCTTCAACCGTCATTTCTGCTGCTAGTTTCATAGCTTCCCTGCCAGTAAGTTTAAAAAATCTTCATAATCGATAACCGCTAAAGGCTTTTTGCGGTCTGCCCCAATAACAAGCGCATCAGCCCCTTCGATATTCTGATAAATAAAAGCAAAGCCGTTTGCACGTTTCTTTGCCTCTATCTCCCATACCTCACGGCCTATCTTAATATGCACATCGTTTTTAATACTGCCAGCACCACTCAGAGGCACTCTATATGCCTCTAAGTTATGTGCTTTGGCAATATCGACTAACTGCCGTTCAAAGCGGCTGCCCTTTTCTTTATTCCGATTTGGCATCTTCTAACCAATCTTCAAAGCTAACCGCACCGTCTGTAGCCTGTTTAATTTCATTTGCCATTCGTATAGATGGCATTCTAAAGCCGTTAGCCCAGCGATGCACTGTTGGCGGCTCTACGCCCATAAGGTGAGCAAAAGCCGTTAAACTTTCGCCCTGCGTTTTAAGATATTCAGCAAGCTTCATATTAATCCCCTATCAAAGAGCGTTCATATTCATGTTTAACCATTTCAAGCGACTGCTGCAGATCTTCTATTTGATCACGCATCGCGGAAATTTTTTGCCGCATATTGTCAAACCTTTCAGATTGCACTGGCTTACCAGCTGGAATACAAAAGTGATAATTTTCGATGCAGCACTCAGCTTTCCATAAGCCATAAGCCATCTCACTTAATTCCTTTATCTGATCATATTTGAAAAATTGCACTTCGTTTGTTTCTGCGTTTTTATACTGAAACATTTCTACATCACCAATTTTAGTAACGTGTTTAAAATTTTCTATCTTCATCTAAAAATCTCCCTTGCCTAGAACATAACCACCATTTCCGTCTGGCTGTAAATCGCCAATCGTATATGGCAAGTAATTATGAACGGTCTGTTCGACAAAACCCTGCGCCCACGATGCACAGTGTGATTTAACAAAATCGCGGAAAGTTTCATCATCGCTAGCCGTTTCTGCGTAATACATTTTTAAGGCTTTTAAATCGCGTTCCTTTAATTCGATGGTGGTTTCTATCTTGATTTTCATCTAAAAATCTCCCTTGTCTAGATTGCGTTACCAAGACGGTAACATTATTTATTAGATAATGCAAAGAATAAATGCTAAAAAAAATTATGACCGATGATAATATGTATGAATTGCAGAAACAAACCTACTGGTCTTTTAGCCGCGCTAACCAGCCTAACGGCTATTTTCTATATTGGTATGGCACTAAGACCGCAGAAGAAAGACGCCAGCACGTTATAGGCGAAAGCGGTCAGATAGGCACGTTTATCCACGAAGGCGTCCAGCTAGTAGTTTCTCACGGCTTAGATATAGAACAGGCTATAGCCACTACCGAAGCCGCGTTTGATGATAAGTTTGTTAGTGAAGATGATGTGAAGCGTTCACGTTTTCGTGAAATGATAGCCCCTATGATAAATCAAGCCGTTGATATGCTTGGCAAATACAACTTCACAAAACCTAAAGACGAACTGAAAATAGAATGCCATCTGCCTGACATAGACCTACCCTTTATCGGCTATGTAGATTTAGTGGGTGATGGGATGTTTTGTGAGATGAAAACTAAATCTGTCAGCAAATCGCGCACATTAAAAGACGGTACGCAGGGCTGGTCTAAAGGCCGCTTGCCTACTAACGAGCCTGACTGGTCGCACGTTAAACAGGTAGCACTGTATTACCACGCTACAAAGCTAATACCTTCTATTATGTATATTGCAGAACATGAAGCAAAGATATTTACGCCCTTTAATTGTGAGCGATTAGGCGATGCTATGCTGGCTACTGCGCTAGACGAACTGCGTAAACAGACGCTTATAAAGCAAAACCTGATTAAGATATCACCTGACCCTAAAGTGCTAGCTGGTCTGGTAGACCCTGACTGGCAGCATATGTATATCTGGAATGATGACCAACAAAGAGAGGAAGCTAAACGGTTATGGCAAATTTAATGAAAGCCCTGAATGAATTTAGGCAGGCATCTTCTGTCGGCAAATCTGGCAAAAATCCGATGTTTAAATCGCAATACACCACGCTAGGGGATGTGCTAACGGCTATCTCTGGCGCATCAGAATATGGGCTAGGCTGGCAACAGTTTTTTACTGGTCGCACTTTGGTAACTATCGTGTCGCATATAGAAAGCGGTGAAAATATACGCAGTGATATAGAACTGCATCCAGAAAGCGATAAGCCGCAAGCGTTTATGTCATGCGTTACTTATTATAGACGCGCTAGCCTGATGACTATGTTCGGATTGAACGCAGATGATGATGATGGTAATATAGCATCAGCAACAAGGGGCGCGGCATCCTCCAACTCGCGACCTGTTGCAGGGGCTGGTGGTACTTCCTCCCTTGCGCCACCAGCCCCTTCACGCCCTTCTAATCAAGCTTTAAAAGACGCCTTAACCGTATGCGCTAGCGTAGACGAGGTGACAGGCGTTTATAAAAGGCTGTTTCAGGAAAAGAAGTTATCACCTACTGAACAGCAGTTGAATATGTTAACAGAAGCAAAAGAGAGGCTAAAAAATAATGGATTATGATAACACTAATCGCGGTGCGCTGTTTAAGAATGACCGCAAAGACAAAGAAACGCAGCCTGACTACAAGGGCGATATAAACGTGAACGGCACTGAAATGTGGATCAGCGCGTGGCTATCTACTTCTAAGGCTGGCAAGCCCTATATGAGCCTGTCTGTGCAGCCTAAAGAAGAACAGGCGGCAACACCCGCAACGCAGCCAGCTATGGATGCTATTGATGACGCAATCCCCTTCTAGCGCAAAAATCTCTGTAGATGCTAACGGCCTAGCCGTTAGTGTCGCAGAACAGGATTATATAATCACGCTAAATAGTGCTGATATGGTAGGGCTAGCTATAGAGCTATTGAATAAGGCGCAAAATCTTCATGTTCAAGAGAAAGAAAAAGAAGCAGCAGAAAGACGTGCCGCCACCACCGCGCTTCGATAAATGCGCTTGGTGCGAAAAGCCAGTTAATCTCAACGGTATGTTTACCTGTGATGGGGCAGGCGAAACGCTGCACATAGAATGCTTTAATAAAAGATGGGAATTGCTAAAAAATGAAGGTTGATAAAAACGTTCCTATACCTAATAAGGGCGTATCGGGTAAGATGAACTTTATATCTGATATGAAGCGCGGTGAAAGTATCTTTACAGAAGATAGATATCAGCGCGACAGTATTCGTTCTGCGTTTAAATATCGTGGCTTGCACTGCATGACCAGACGCGAGGGTAAGGGCTGGCGCATCTGGCGCATAGATGAAAAAGATAAATTTATCTAATCTTTTTTCTTTTTGCCAAAATCTAGCCCCAGATTTTTCATAGCGCGTTCACCGTACCAAAACCCCAGAGATAGCAGGTTAAGCTGCCATAGCATTTCCATAGCTTCATCGGATACGTTGCGCGTTAGAAAGCCGTATATAAACGCCCCTGCCAGAAAATAGGTTAATACAGGCCGCACCGTACCGCGCAAAATCTGGATGCTAATATGCACATCTTTTGCCGCGCCTTCATACTGCACCACAAAATCTCTAAATGTGCCTTCGGCTTTAGCTACCTCTGTTACCATCTGCGCTCTGGCCTTTTCTTTAGCCTTCGGGTCGGGTATCAGGTCTAGCGTCTTTTCTATAGCTGGCTGTAAAAGCGGTAATAGTGCCTGTATCATGCTAATAACTCCAAACGTTGCTGCGTGGCGTTTTTGTATAGATATCTAGGTGAATAAACCTATGATGCCCTTTCTGCGCTACGCCTACGCCAGTAAAGCCTAACTGAAAGGCTAAATAAAGTATGTGATAAGCCTCTTGACCATTACAGGCAATATCTACAGCTAGCCCCATAGTATGGATGCCGCCCTTATCTTTGGCTGCTTCTATAGGATGCGTAATATCACGATAGCCGCTAGTTACTGTAATTGGCTTTCCATACTTATCGCGCAAGGTCTGTAGCTTTTCCATTAAAGCAGCGTCCATATCGCATTTGCCAGTATGTGAGCAAGCAAACTCTTTTTCTGTAAAATTAGGATATTTAGACCAATCCATCAGCAAAACCCTTCGCGCACAATTTGCACTGCTTTTTCCCAGCTAGCCATTTCTTTATGCACATCATCGAAAGCCGACAACGCATAACGCTGGCTGGTTTTATTGACTGACGCGGCTGCATAGAAGATGCACTTGCGTTCAAGTAGCGAACAATGACATAGGATATCATATTGGTCGTGCCTCAGTTTCTTTTTGCCACCAGAGCCATTATTAAAGTGATAACACCTACTGCGCCCGTCACTTTCCGATCTAGGCATTCCGCTTTTTACCTGTATCCGCAAAGCACCTATTTCATCAAATGCTACTAAATCATATCCATCGGTAGGAACGTGCGCGGCAGACCAGCCCTCAAAACCCATAATAACACTACAGGCTATCATCTCCCCTATCGCACCGCTTATAGTAGCTGATGGCATTAGTCTGCTTTAAACTTGTTTCTTATTTTCTGTACCGTTTCAGTTTCCCAGATGCGGATAGCAAACCAGATAATAGTCAACCCTGTAGCAATCACCGTTAGCATCTCTGGCAACATCCCCATCCATACCGCGCCTGTGCTGGTCGCAGCCGTTAAATCTATTGGTGTTTTGCTATCCATTTATCCCACCTTTTAAATAGTCAGCCCATAAGTATATAGCATATATCCCCACCGTTATACTTATACCACAAATCGCGCAAGCTAGCATCATTTCTCTATCTCTGCGCTTTTTGGCCTCAAACTTTAGCCTGTCTGCTTTTCTTTTACGCGCCATAGATAATTCACGCTGAAAAGCATCCCACGCACCTACCCCACCACCAAATAGCAGCATATGGCTACGCAATTCATCCATCGCCTTTTTGTGCGCTAGCTTTGCCTGACTAATTGCATAGGCTTCCTGTTCTGTGCTAGCCAGCTTTCGCAAAACACCTTTATGCTTGCCTGCCTCTGCAATTTGTATTTGCGCGTCCAACTCACCTAACTTGCCAACACTAGGCATTAGGCTAGCAACATCTTTGCCAGCCTTTATACCAGTGCTAATAGCCCCTGCAATCTTTGTCACAGAGGCTGCAAGTGTGAGTATTTCTATCATTATCTACCTTATGAGTAGGGATTATTACCGCAAGCAGCAGGCCAGCTAGCCTTTAACGCTGCAATATCGCTAGCACTATCACCAGCCGTAGTAGCATCGCGCAGAGCCTGTTTATCGGCTACGATTTGCGTAGTATCTGCGCCAGTTTCCTGCGCTTTAATAAAATCTACGTCTAAAGCCTCTAATAATGGCTTGCGAACTTCGCGGATTTTATCAGCAAAGATTTCTTTTGCTTTTGTTAAATCTTCGGAAATAACGTTGCCAGATAATGACCACGCGCCCCGAAAATCACGATTAGATGGCACAGTTACTTCACTTGCGTTTGCGCTGTTCCCATCTTTATCTAGGATATATGTATCAACCACTGTAAAAACTCCTATGCGGCTAAATCATCTGTTATGCGCCAAGCGTTGCGCCATTCTCTTGTTTGCGGTAACTGCTGTTTTTTGCAGATGACCATCTTAGGGCGGTTGCCCTCATCCCACGTTCTCCAAATGGATTGTGGTATGTCTTTTTGAATTAAGTATTCGATACATTCCTTTTCCGACATAGCTGACATCGGCTCTGTGTTATGTAGCAAATAACCGCGCGTATGCTTTTTAAAATCTGGCTGCGCTTCATCTTTAGCCAATTCCCAATAAACCCAAACAGGCGGTAAGATGCCGCCCTGTAGCGCACAGGCCATCCAATTAGGGTCTGGCACAAGTATTTTAGCGCACTCATCAATGCTGTCCTCATAGACCACACGGTAATCTGACTGATGCGGCTCAAGGTTTTCTTTTGCCCAGCCCAACCTATCCCAGAGATGTGTGCCTTTAAATTCAGGTGTTTGCATCAGGCCAAATCTCCAAATACTACAGCTTGCCCTAAAACAAAATCAGTTGTTATTGCCCCTGTACTATAAACACCAGTGCTTACTTGAAACTGTGATGAAGTAAACGCTTCTGAGTGAGTTTGATCATAAGCACTGCTTGTGTCAGTGTTTGTCCCATCAGTGATAGCGTTATACGTTGCGTTATCCATTGCTGACAAAAAAGCCACTATTGATTTTCCAGACGTGCTATCTGTATAACTAGAAACATTGTAGCTATTTACATTTGTTGATGTATCTTGATTATATCTGATACGAGCTTTTGCACTACCATTCACAACATACTTAACATCTACAGAATTAGGTATTGATGAAGTAACACCGCCCACTGTTTCGGTATTTGTTGTTCCTTCAATAGTGTCTGCGATCATCTTGCCAGCCATTATGCTAAGTCTCCCAAATAATTTATGCCTAAATCTAAATTATCTACTTGAGTAAAACTATCTGCATAAGCAACATTAGTGCGCCTCTTTTGGGTAGTGTTGAGCGTTGTAGAGTGTTCTGGAAATAAAGCAAAACCCCAGCTAACCGCTTGACTTGTACCGTGTCCAAAAACATTGTAATTAACACTAGACATTAGATTTGTGACATTTAACTCCTGTTCTGATGCTGCAACGTCTAAAAAACTAGATTCATTAAAGCTGTCGTTAACAGTTGGCACACTTTGGTCAACCTGACAAAAAGCCTTCACTAAGCCCTGTTGGATTTGAAAGGTGGCACCTCCACCTTCGCTCGTAACAGTCACATTGCCAGCCGCAGTCTTGCCAGTAAGCTTGTCTGTAATAATCTCACTCATGCTAGGTCTCCAAAGGTCTGTATGCAAGCTTGCTGTGAATCACGAGGTGCACCCGCATCTCTATTTCTCATAATTAACTGTGAAGCCGAAAACGCATGACTAAAATGCGCATTAAATATATTATCGTTACTGACACTATCGCCTCTAACGGCTGCTGAAAAAGAATAGTTTACATCGCTCATAGCATTTACAAAAACGTAGGTGTAATCGCCCACGGCATTATCTACCGCGGCGCTTATATTGAAACTGTCTCTTACACCAGTTAAATCAGATGTTGCTGTTGCTGATGTGCCATCTAAATTACACCACGCCTTTGCCGCGTGTTGCTTAATCAGCGTGACAGGGCTAGAGCCGTCTGAAGCTACGATTGTATCTGCTTTTAATGTACTCATGCTATCACCAAATTACCGTTGACCGTCAACGTAACCCCTGTTGCCACTGTCAGGCTAAAGAAAGCCCCAGCGTTGTCACCCGATGCGATTGTGGTGTTTGTGTCTAGCTGTTGCTCATGCACCCGAAAGATATCACCCTTGCCGTTAGTGGTATCACCTGTCGCACCGTTCTCGCCTTGAAAATAACCAGCACCGCCACCAGCAGCCGCACCAGCAGGGCTGGCAGTGTCTGCGGTCTGGTCTACGTCAAATAAATCAATCCACGCATCATCATCTGCATTACGCATTTTGAGTTTATTTGTGCTAGTGTCATACCATAGCTGGTAAGCGTAGGTAGTAGATGGCGCGGTTGCCCCAGCGTTAGCACTAACAATAGCAGCAAGCGCATTATTTAAATCTGTGCGCGTTGCTGGAAATGTTTGGTTGTCTATAACGTAATCGTGTTGAGCCATCTATTATACCCCTGTCGCAACATAATCAAATAATCTGTCTATTACCGTATTACTGCTATCTTTAAAGACAATAGTAAACCCTGTTGCGCTTTTACTAGTTATAGCATAAAAATCACCGCTTTGCATATCGCCTACCGATATCGCTACAGCTTGCAGTGTCTTAAACGCTACAGGAAATGTAATTACCTTGCCGCTTGCCGCAGTGCCAGACTGTATATCGTTGTCTGATTGCTGTGTGTTAGCCATATTCATATTTATAACTAGTTGCTCTATCTGCGGTGTTTCATCGCTCTGTGTGGTCGTTAAAACGGCTTTAAACCTAAATGCTCGCGCTGTATAGCTGCCGACAATAAACTGGCGGTATGCGCCCCAAGTAGGGCTAGCCGCAGGATCATCGTCTGTAGTGCTTACAAATATATCTACATCGGTAGCACCTACGTTAGTGGTCGCGCCTGTAATTTGCGATAACTGGTTTACTCGTAGCGTATAGGTAGCTTGCGCGGTATGTACTGCGCCTAAATCTATATAATCTTCAAATTCATAAGTGCCTGTAGCGGATACTGATGCATTACCGCCATCAAACAAGCCTACTGCATCGTCAAAATTGCCAGATGCTTGGTCAAACAAATCCGAAGTATCTAGCTGCAATTTATCATCAACGATAACTACGTTAGTTTTAGTGCCGCCAAAATCGGGATGCTCAGTTATGCTGCTAACATTCTGGAAGCCTTGCAGGGCAGATACCAGTACGATGCTACTATCTGCGTTTGCTGATTGACCGCCTAGCTTATCTTCTGCCTTGATGAAGTAAGTTCCTGTCTGCGCTGGTACGGTAGCCGTAGACGCAGGGCGTGATATCTTAGCCGCTACTGTCTTAGCATTAGCATATGTTGCGCCAGTTGTTAGCGGTGAATGCCGCACAATATAATGTGAAAGCGTCTGGTCGGTTAAAGGCGTCCAGCTTAAATCTGCGTTTTGACCGTTTACGTTTACGCTAAAGTTAGTAACATCGCTAATCTGCGTAGGTGTAGAGCCAATAGAATGCTGGATGGTAGTATATGGCGATAAGATACCCTGCTGCGATATAATACGCGCCCTAACATCGTAGGTAGTATTAGCGACCACGTTATGCAATTCAAAACGCGGGGATGATGATACGCCTAACGAGATATAGTTAGTATCTGTCGATTTCTTTGCCTGCACCTCAAATTGATTAGCATAGACGCTAGTAGATGATGGCGTGGCTACCAGTACAGCCGTGATTTTTTGATTTACTACTTGCGCTTCATCTGTAGCCGTTAGCGTAGGGGCTGGCAGATTAAACGGTGATGGCAGTGTAGTATTATCTAGGCTAAATACTTTTTCGTTAGCGTTCCAATCATAGACCGCGCTATTATTCTCGCGCAGGGATAAATCTACAGCCAAAATCGGATCGCCTTGCTCACCAGATTTAACGCTAAATGACCACTCAGCTACTTGGAAAACCTTTTGGTTAAATCCTAGACGAGAATTAGTTACATAAATATTATCGCCTACTGATATGTCAAACGCTTTTAAATTGCAGTTTAGCTGCATCGATACTTGTTGCCTGTTGCGGAATAAAACAATCTTAGCCAGCCTTTGCGCCATCGGACTAGATACTGTATAGGGCAAGTTATAATTTAAAAACTTTCTGCTGCCTCCATCCTCTGCCTCAAACGTGCTGGATGTAAGCGCAGGATAATCAGCCGCAACGTAGTTAGTAACATCTGGCGAAAATATGCCCTTAATCGCGTTATAATTATCGCGCTTTGAACGCTTCGTCTGCACATTAACAGTGTCTATGATATCATCTTCGTCTATAGTAACTGTAGGGGCTACATATTTAGCCACCTTTATAGTAAACTTGCCATTCACATAAGAAATAATCCCACCGCAACTTGTTACCATTTCTTCTAAAATACGTTTAGGGGCGTTGCTGGTTTGCATTACACCGTGAAATTCATAGCGGTTTTCTGTACCACCAGCCGCAAGTGCTACACTTTCATCGCATATATTAGCAGCAGATATAAAATTTGTATCATTAACCTCTGCGGCTGATGCACCTACGCCATAAGTAGTATCCATAATATAGTCCCGGATACATAGCGCAGGATTGGGGCTATAAGCCGTAGTGCTAGTGCGTGGGTCGTAAACTTTTTTGCCTTCTACAAGTGCAGAAATGCTAGGGATGCCAGTAGGAAATGCGTTGGTGTCAAAATCTAATCGCGCATAAATATAGGCGATGCCAGATAGTTTATGATTAGCAGACCACCCTACCCCACTTTCTGCAATCAAATCTGCGTCTGCTGGCTGTCCAGCCGTACCCAAATGCGTATTGATACGCACTTTTCCAGCGTATTGAGATGGCGCGGTAACATTACCAGAGCCGTCAAGCGTCAAAGCCTGATCCTGTATGTAAATAGTATCGAAACTGTTTATCTCATGCGTTGCAACCAGAATAACAAGATGCAGTTTTTGGTCGCTGTCGGTGCTTTCTGCATGAGCCAGCAAGCCAGAAACGCGCGTTTTACCATATACAAACCTTCGCGGATGCGTAGGCTGTTTAATCATCTGCGTTCTATTTTGCGCGTCTGATGCGTAATCGTTATAATTTGGCAAATCAGGCGGAGGCGTTAAAGCTACATTTGCGCCTGCTAACGCAATTGTAGTAGCAGCCATAGCCCAATTACCTGTAAACGCATAAACTGCAGCGGTAATAAGGGTAGCGGGGTCTTGAATTGCTACCGTTACACCTCTAACAAAGCTGGAAAACCAAGACATTATCTAGCCCCAAATTATCTGTTTTTGCTGCAAATCTGCAACAAATTCCAACCCTTTATCGTTAGGGTAATCTATCTTTTGATCCTCGCTAGTATAACGCCTTTCTCTGGCAATTTCCAAATCAATCAAACGGCTTTCACCAGTGATGCTAATGTTGGCAGTGTTGCTGCTTTCAGATATGTTCATTACGTCCATTATGCCTTTAAACAAAACATAAGGCGTATCGTTTATCGCGCCTGTATTATCTAACGTGCCGAAATACATAGTAATATCGCGGCCTTGATAATTCTCTGACAAAGCAGCAGATAGCAGGTTAGACGGTATCCCACTAAGCATAACGTTTATGCCTGTAGCTTTAATCTCTGATGTTTCGTCTACAGTAGCAATCTGCATAAAATCAGCCGCGCCTATATAGGTGTCGCTGTCGATAGTAATGTTACCGTAGCCTGTCCATAAACGTATAGCACCGCCAGAAAAATCCATTTCAACAGCAAAAAACGGCTGTACCTCGTCAGCCGATAGCGCGTTTGTAAAATCAGTGCCTAATGAACGTGTCATAATGCCTCTACCGCCCCAAATGTCATGCTATAAAAGCCAGCCTGATTAATCTGCCAATCTGTTACATTAGTGCCTAATCTAAACAGGCCAATCGCGCTGCTAACGACCACTGTAGCCCCATCGCTAGGACTGCTACGCAAATCAGGCCAGATAGTTAATGCCGCCTCACCAGATGAGTTTGTATCTACATCATCAAGCACTTTATATAATTGTGCGCTAGTGCCAGTGCCTAACTGTATATAATCGCCTGCTAGTAGATAGCCTGTTTCTGATGTAGGCAAGCCATCTATGTTTAGCGTGTCACCAGTTTGCGATGCGCCATTTACTACTGGCGTTCCAGCCGTACTAGCCGCAGTGCCGCGCGGTGTAGCCGCATTAGGATCGCCCATAGTGAAAGTGCCATAAGAGCCGTATAGCTTCATAAAGAAGCTAATCCATACTTCTGCCTGTGCGCGTTTCATAGGCGGCAGAGTTATATCTGCTTCCCAGCGTTGCCCTGCGTGTTTATGCACCTGCTGTTTTAGGTTAAAAGGCGAAACTGTAGTGCCGATAACATTACGCGCTATTAAATTTATGCTTGCTACGCCTGATGTGGGGAATGTAAGCGGATAAGTTATTGCCATTGTTTATGCCCCGAATGCTGTGCCGAATGAACCGCCACGCCTTTTTGCGTCTAGAACGCCAGAAACGGCTGCGTTTTGTATCTGCGGCAACATATTCATTACCTCTGTTCTGACGGTTTGCGCTACGCCAGTGCTTAGATTGATAGTTTGATTAACGGTTACACCGCCGCCGCCTGCCATAGCATTATTAGGAACTATAGTGCCACTTTGATTAGGCACAAACATTTCTGCACCGCGTTCCCCAACCATATAAGCCTTACCAGCCGTTACTGCACCGCCATTCGCTCTAAAGCCGCCAAATAGTGCGCCTAGTGGATTGCCGCCACCGCCCATCCCGCCCATAATACTGCCTAGAGCTTTCCGCGCGGCTATACGAGCCAAATCAGATAAAATGCTATTAGCCATAGAACGGAACGCATCTTTAGCAGACATAGTGCCTGTAACCATACCAGCAAACGCATCTTCTAAACGGCCTAATCCATCGATAGCCATTTTTTCTGTTGCAGATTTCATATCATTAGCTGCATCTATATACTTTTCAAATGCTGTTTTACTGCGCTCGCCTAAATTTGTAATCTTGTTGCCGATTTCATCATAGGTGACACCGACACTGGCTACCTCAAATTTAACATTTCTAAAGCCTTCCGCTGCCTCTTCATTTGATTTAGTTAAATCGTCTATGCTGTTTTTTACTAAGCCAGTAGATTCTTCTACATAATTGAACTGATTAGAAATCATACGCAAATTGGTAGATAATTCTTTGCCAAAAATTACGTTATCAATACGAGGCAAGGCGGTAATAACCTCGCCTACTTTATTAAAAGCATCAATAAAGAAGTTAACGAAATCTCTAGCTCCATCAATAGCAACAGCAAAACCTAAAACAATCTTTTGTGTTAGTAGCTTTGCAAAGTTAGCCAGAGGCGGTAAAACAAAAGCGGTTATTTGTTGCCCAAAAGATGAAAACGTTCTGCCTAAAGCATCAAATAAATCGTTTGCCTCTTCTACGGCCTTAGCCTGATCATCTGTAAGTGTCAGCGTTAAATCGTTAAATTTGCCTTGTAGCTTTTCAACCTCTGCTGAACCGTTTTGCAAAGTGTTTACAAGGTTAACGCCTGACCGCCCAAACAAATCAAAAGCAATACGCACCCTATCGGCAGGGCTTTCTATCTGCGCTAAACGGTCAGAAACTTCGTCTAATAATTCACTGGTAGGGCGTAGATTGTTTTGTGCGTCAGTAACTTTAATTCCTAACGCCTCAAAAGACCGCAGGCCAGTACCGATGCCAGTAGACGCCTCAGAGATAGCGCGGCTAAAACGTGTCAGCCCCTTTTCTAACTCTTCTGCTGATGCCCCTGTCTGGCTGGCGGCAAACTGTAAAGACTGCAATTCGTTTACGGTTAGCCCTAAACGCGATGAGGCTTTTGCCAAATCATCTATCTGCGTGGCGAATTGCTTCAACGCTACACCAGCACCTAACCCGACAAGTGCTGTTCTAACATTTACAATGGATTTACCAACGCGGCCTAGACCAGCACGAACAGATGAGAAGGCTTGCCGCGTTTTGTCGATGGCTGTTAACTGAATTTTAAGATTTTGGTCTGCCATCTTCTATCACCTTAAAATAAGCCATCCACTCGTTAAACTCTGACAGGCTCAATTCTTCTATCTCGCCCTGAGTTTTGTGTAAACGATCCGCCAAGCCCATCATGTTTAGCCTTAACGGATCGCTTTTTAGTTTTTTTCCTGTTCCTCTACGCTTGCAACATCGCCAAACATTTTGCCAGCAATATCTGCGATAAGGTTAACAGGCTCGCGCATCAACGTTGCTTTATCTTCTAACGTAAATACGCGGTTGCCGTCTGTATCTTCTGCTTTTGCTATAATCAGGTCAATCATGCCTGCGATAGTCATGTTATTAAGAAAGTCTTTATGCTTTCTCTGTAACTTATCCATATCGCCTGCCGTAATCGCTCCAACATACAAAAGAACTGGCGCATCATCACCCCATTCGGGGACTTCGATTACGCGCCTTTCTTTATTGCGGTTTGCCGCAATCTGATTACCAAGTGACATAATTTAGACAGTGCCTTCTGTAAGTGCGCCAGTGCCTTGGAATGAAACCGAAGCCTCTACCATACCGTCAAATGATGCGGTAATAGTGCGTCCTGTTACAATAATAGAACCTGATAGCTGGTGATCGCCTGTTGTGTCACCCTCTACCTGAACGCTTATTGTACCTGTATCGCCTACCTGTACGTCTAGCTGCCCTGTATCTGTATCATCAAAATATACATCCATAGAGCCGCTGAATGTTTTCAGACCGCTGGTGTACGTTCTGTCTGCATCACCAATGCTGCTATCTTCGATAACATCCATTGTTTGCTCTAAAGAATACGTGCGAATTTCGCCAATAGTGTTGCTGCCGATTTTTACAACACCGTCTTTACCCACTAAAGTTGCCATTTAAAAATCTCCTATTAAGCGGCAGTTTCTACGTCATTTTCAAGTGTGCGGTATTGCACCTCAACAGTGAAACGGGCTATAGCAAGCGTGGTTTCACCATCGCCAGTATAATCCGCTTCAAACGCGGTAACTTGCAAATCTTTTGACAAGCCACCAAGCGTTACATCTGCTGCTAAAGCTTCCTCTACTTCTACAGCAATAGTGTCTAGCGTGTTATCTACGTTTGTCATATTAGTTACAAACGCCTCTACGCCAATTTCTAAAACCCTGTTTATAGAGCGCGGTATGTGTAGCGTGTCAAACTCTACCGCCTCTGATTTACTAAAAACAGCCAAAGCTGGTAACTTAGCTTTTTCTAAAGGGAAAACGCGGCTGCGGTAAACATTGCTGCCAGTTGTAGACAGGCCAGTTAACGCTGTAACTACTGCATCCCTAATTTGCTTTCTAACGTGCGCCATTATGCTGGTACTTCTAAAACAAAGGTTGTAATGCCAGTGCCATCATCCTGCACTATTCTAACAAAGTGGTCTAAACCGTTGATGCGAAACTGGTCATTTTCTGCTGCATTAGGAACGTCTGCTGTTCTGCATACAAAGCGTTTTTGTTGCATCGCAACACCGATATTACCGCCCACGTCAACTTCTATAAATTCGTTATCAAAAATACCGTTTACGTTAGACTGACCACCAGCTAGCGGAAAATATACCGCAGTAATACCAAAATCATCAGTACCAAAAAATATTGCTCTATCGTCTGCGGTTTCTACAGCCATTATTCTGCGCTTTCAGTTTTAACCTTTTTAACTGGCGCATCCTTAGATGCAAAGCCTCTGTCGATTAGCTTTTGCGCTATAGTGTTAGGCAAATCATATTCCTTGCCTTTTGCCAAAGCCTTGCCATCACCTACGCAATCTTCTTTGATATAAATCTTCATTTCTTTTTCGCACTTCTTTTAACAAGTGAGCCAGCAGATTTTCTAGTAAGGCCAACTGCGCGGTCTGTCATGCTTGTATCATCATGCGGCTGCCCTTTGCCTATGTTAATCAAATCTAAACCGACATTATCTGGCAATTCTACTACAGTGCCAGCCTCTGCTGTTTTGCCCTGTACCATACAAGTGCGCGTAATTTTAACCTTCATCACAATCCCCTATAAAGATAGCAAGGGCGGCTGATACCGCCCCTGCTGTTTAGATTTAGGCATCGATGTCCAAGCAAGCTGCAAATGATTGCGCATGACGAACAGCAATGTCCATTTCCTGCATCACGCGGATACGAACCGCGCCTGATGAACCTGCTGTGTAAGGGTCAATCAGGATATCAGGTGTAGAGAAGAAGCCCATCATCAACTGTGAGAAATCACCGAAGATCATAGCTGACAACGCTGTGCCTGTACCTTTTGTCAGGTCTGATGGTACGTTGTTGGTGATTGCCAAGTTGTAACCATATAGGCTGTTCCAAGGCGCATCCAGCAACATTACGCTATCAGTAGAAGATACTTTAGCAGTAGACGCCATCAGTGACTTTACCTTCGGGTTTGTCAGGTAGGCAAGTGAGTTGCCGTTAATAGCGGCATTGTCTACTTCTACTTCTTTAACAAGGTTAACAATATCGTCCCAAGCAATCGCGCCACCGTTTGTGCCGATAGCAACAGAACCGATGCCAGTAGTACCAGTGATGCCTGTTGGCTCGTTAGAACCGCCACCCTCGATAGCTACATCTTCGATTTTCTGTGCGATGCTGTTTAGCAGGTCATCGCGAACAATCTGTTCTACAGATGGGTCACTCTGGATCATCAGCAGGCGTGATACGTCTGTAAACGCGCCCAGTGATTTAGGTGACATTGTAATCTGTGAGAATGTTGCGTTAACCTCTGCGGTTGCACCGTTCTCTGCTACGAAACCAGCAGAAACGCCAGTAGCAAGCTTTGGAATAGCCACATCGCCTTTAAGGCCAGACATTACGCGAGAACCTAACTCAGAGAAAACCAGACGAGCGCGTAGCGCGTCTACAAACTCATTACCTAGATGCTCAGTAGGGCGTAAGAAACCACCAGCACTATCTGTGCCAACGGTCAAATCACGCTTGCCTGTCCAGAACTGGTCTGGTGCGTAGAAGCCGCGAGCCTCACGACCAGAGCGTTGTGCGATTTCTTCTGAAACCTCACGCTCTAGACCTTGCAGGCCAGAACCGTTTACCAGACCGCGTACAGCTTTCATAAAGCTATAATCGCGCTGCTCTTTTGCAGACATATCAACCGCGCCTGCGCTTTGCTCTAGCGGTGTGCCTTCGCCAATAGCGTCCAGCAGAACGCCTCTGAACTGCTCAACAGATAGGCCATCGCCAATAGCTTGGTCGGCTAGGTCGCGTCTGTTGTGCTTTTGTGCCAGCTTCATAATTTCGCCAGCATTCTTCTGGAAATCGCGCTTAGCTGCTTCTGATGCTGCTTCGCGGATTTCATCCACATTTACATCTGTCATTTTTTCAGTTTCCTTAATTTCTATGACGGGTTTAGTTTCAGCACTGCGATTAACGCCCACGCCTGCATCGGCAGGAACGCTCACAATACTAGCCTCGTATGGCATCCAAGAATTAACAGAAACCGTACCAGCCCTATCATTCTTAGCGTCCATATTGCGGATTTGGTAGCCGATGCTGACGTTGCTTCTGATACCATCCTTAACGTCATCGTATATTTCCCTAGCAAGCGCACCTTTTCCAAAGCGCACCACTGCCCGTAGTCTGCGGTCAGTTGCATCAAGATATGTACGTTCGACAACGCCAATCTGTTTGGTTAAATCGTGGTCTAGCAATAATGGTGCATGACCACTGTTTAACCTTGTTAAATCTACTGCCTCTTCGCTATGCTCTAGCACTTCTAGGCCGAATGACCGCTCTACAGGCTCTTCTGATGATAATGACATACGCACTCTGCGGTCATCTTCATCCACCATTTCGCCCTCTGCTGCGCGGAATGTAAGCGCAGAACGGTCAAAGCGTTCCATTTCATCATCATCATAGCTTGCAGTTTCAGTAGCTACAGGCTCTTGCATTTCGCTTTTGCCAAAAGTGATAACGTACTCATCATCAGTTTCAACAATGTTTTTAATATGTCTATCCATCGCGTTTACCTCGCTATCAAAATACCGCAAATCAGCTATCTTAGTCAATGTAGAGAACTTATGACCAACAAGCCTATCTGTTTCATCATAGCCTTCATCAGTGCGTTGATATAAGCGTATTAGCGCGGCAGGGTCATCAGGTGTGCCGTTAATAGTAAAATCGCTATCAGGCACGTTTATAGAGCCATCACGCTCTATTCTCTCTATCTTGCCACGCGCTCTACCGCCAGAGGAATCCCAAGATACTGAGTCGCCTACTGATAGCGCATCTGGTGCAGCGCGTTCACCTTCATCAATTCTATCTAACATAGCATCTTTACTCCTAGCCCACGTTTGCCCTGCATCACCGCCCCACGCTGCCCACGCTACGCGGCCTTTTGATGGATAGCCTTCTTCCCCTGCGCTAAACCCTTCGGCTTGCTTGTCTACTTCGTGGCGGCTAAAAAAGCTGTGCATTCTGCGTACTGTCTCAGCCGACAATTCCTGACGGTTTACAAGCTGACGCGCTCTGGCTACAGCTACAGCAGTGCCGCCCTGTTCGCCTTCTTCACGCCACTTAAAAAACTTACGCGCTTCGGCTGCCATACCCTCTGTAGGCTTTAAGCTAATGTCTACGCCTTTATACGTTGCCATCTTCGTCCTGTCCTACGTCTATGCTAGGCTGCGCTGGCAGTTTAGTGCCGTATGGCTGGAAAGCGGTATCTATGCCGTAACGGTCTGCTAATTCGCTCTCGCGGTTAATTTGCTCAAACACATCTTCTGTGTCTTTGCCGTATTGCGCGTGTATATCTTGCAAAGTAACGATGCCATTATTTAGAGCGGTTACACTCGCATTTATTTCCTTTTGTGGGTCTACCCACGCAAATCCGCGCGGTCTGTAGATTACGTTGTCTGCAAATAAATCATATTTGCCCATTGGCAGATTTAGCTTGCCAACAGTGATAGCCATCTCTAGCCACGCCCGATATACAGGGTCAATAAACGCATCAATCATAAACTGCTGCATCATCTTGAAATGGTCGCGATCTTCGATAGTACCCTGCCTGATGGATGAGTAGCTTACGCCCTCTAGGTTGTTAGCCAGTGATACATAGCTAACGCCTAGCCCTGATGCGATGCCGCGCAAAATAGCTTTCTCAAAATCAGCAAAATTATCTGTTGGCTGCGATGGGTCAAACGCTTTAAAATCCATACCCTGCGGCAGTTGTGTAAACGTACCGGGCGAAGCGTCCATAATTGGTGCGTGATTATCATAATCATCGCCTACAAAGCCATCACCTTCGGGGCTAACAAAGAAGCCCATCTTTGATGCGGCTACTCGCGCATTTACTAGGGAAGCCTCTTCAAAACCGTCTAGCATCTTTAACCGCGATAAAGCGTTGCTCATCATCGGAACGCCTCTGGTCTGCCCTGCGCGTTCCTGAATAAAGCAGTGAATAATCTGGTCGGCTGGCACTTGTATATGCCTGCGCTTATTGGTCGAGCCATAACTATGATCGTGGTGCGGATGATCCTCAAACATAAAATAGCTAACTGGCTTGCCAGCTTTATCTATCTCAACGCCCATACGCACTTCGTTGCCGTTGCTTAAACGCTTGTTATATTCTTCGTCTAGATAGTCAGCTTCTAAAAACTGTAAGCTAAACCCGAATGGATTATCGGCTGGCCTGCGTATCTTTTTGATGATTACTTCGCCATCACGCGCTAGCGTTTCCATAAATAGACGCTGCGCCTGTATCCAGCTTAAACGCCCATCAACCGTACAAAATCCTGTACGCCCCCACGCTAAAAAGTTTTGCTCGATAAGGCGGTTGCCTACTGTATCTAAGCTATTATCATCGTTGCGCTTGCGAACCTGTAAAGATACGCCTGTTGCGCCTACGATGTTGGTGGTCATTATTTGCAGATAGCGTTTTGCATAGGGATGGTTACGGCTAATCTCGCGGCATCTATCGCGCAAGGTGCGTAGAGTTGGCCTAATCTCACTATCAGCAGAACGTGAAGAAGATATAAAATCGCTAAATAGTCTACCGATATTTGCGCCTTGATAGTTGCGCTTTGCTGGCTTTGGCTTTGCCTTTAAGAAATCCATCACGCCCATATCTAAAACCTCACTAGAACTGTTGCGCCTGTAGCACTGCCATTCTTAGCGCGTTCTAGCTGCAACTCTTTTGCGTATTCTTTACGGTAAAAATCACGCGCATCAATCAAATCTTGAAAAGACATTTTCGTAAGGCTACGCCCGTTAATGCTATAACTGCTAACGTCTGCATCAGCCTTGCCCTGCAAAATGCTTTCAATCTTATCAATCATTATCTGAGCGTGACTGCGAGGGTCTACATTAACATCTAAATCATACTCAATATCGAGCGTACCTGTATCAACTATGATACGATTGCCCGATGATGTTTCTGTGATTTCTAGCTGCCAGTGATAGTGGCCTTGGTCAAAACCCGCACTTGTTGCGCTTGGTATAGAGAAAAGATAATAGGTAGCGGTTTCTGTAGCATTAACTGTAAATTCGCTACTGTTGCCGTGGGCTAACCTTGCTATGTATGTTGCGCTATGGGTAGCGGTAGGATAATCCCCTACCAAATCTTCGCGCTTCCATTGTACAAAATCACCTATCGCAAACGTTTCAGGTTCGGTAGTAGGTGCGTTAGCTACATCAAATAAATTTGCCATTATCGCCAGCCGTTCACAAAACCGCCCGATGGGCGTGGTTTAAAGATAGGACTATTCTGCACTTGCGGTTGCTGTGGCTTTTCTGGCTCTGCTGGTGCATTCGCAATCCTATCCGCAATATCATTTAGCCGCAGTGACAATATCGACAATGCGGCATAACTGTAAACGCGGCAATCAAGTGCCTCATTTCTGGCGCGTGTTTTGACAAATTCCCTGCGCGGAAAGCCTTTATGATATTTTGTGACAATCTTTTCTGAAGCTGCCAACTGTTTAAAATATTCATCATCGCGCCCTGTAGGGAAGTGACAAAACCCTGCCCCCGCCATTGTAACCTTTAAACGGCTAAAAATCAATTCTTTGATATTGTCAACGCCAATAGTAAACAATTTGATTTTGCCAATATTGTTTCTAGTAGGTTTGCTGACAATAGGGCGTGTCTCGCCAGCCATACCCTTAATAGCAAATATGCGCTTGCCTTCGCGCGGCCTGACATAGTTATACACCGCTTGCGTATAGTGGCCGCCACTATCGATGCAAGCTGACCTAATCCCTAGCTGGCGTCCATCTTCTGTTTCATAGATAGCTTGTAGGCGGTTATCAAGGTCGTTCCATAGATGCGGTGTAGATGGATCGCCATAAAGAGTAATCCAATCAATAGACCAGCTTTCCTCATCTCTGCCCCAGCCTACTATCTCTATCGCTAGATAGCTATCCTGTACGTCAATGCCTGCTGTAATACATACTATGCCCGCGTCTAGCTTTTCATCATATTCCTCTGCACGTTCCGATATTGCGTAATCATCCACGCGCTCGCCTTGATCTTCCCACGTTTCGGCTAGATAAACGTTCGTCCATACGCGCAGGGTTTCAGGTAGTTTCTTTGCTGACAAGAAATCGCGCACTGCATCAGCTAGCGGTGTCCATACGCTGTAAATACCCGATATGTGGAAACCAGCCACGCCTGCAAATTCATCTGTAGATTGCCAAGTGCCAGCCCTTATAGCCCGATGGCGTTTTGCATCATCCCAAACGCTTCCGCAATCATCGCACATATAATGCGCGGTTTCTGGCTTGCCCTCATCCCAGCGCACGTTAGACCAGACTAAACGCTGATGATGTCCACAATCTTCGCAAGGTACATAGAAGTAGCGTTTATCGCTTTCCTCAAATGCACTCTCTATCCTAGATGCACCTTTATTGGTCGGTGTGCTAACCATCACAATCTTTCTATTCCAGAAAGTTGCGGAGCGTTTACGCGCTAGCTGTATCGGATCACCTTCACTACCAGCACTAGGCGGGTATCTGTCCACCTCATCGCATAGCACTATGCGGATAGGGCGGCTAGCAAGGCCAGCAGGACTATTAGAGCCAACAATAGAAATATGCCCACCGCTAAACACTTTGTGCATCGTAGTATTATTTGCATCGCGGCTGCGTGGGTCTTTTACTTTGCCTTTAAGCTGCGGAGTATCACGCAACATAGGAGCTAGCCTGTCTTTACTAAATGCACCGCCCATTTCTGCTGTAGGCTGTACCAGTAGCATAGGTGCAGGGTCGTGGGCGATATGGTAGCCGATGCAGTTCAGAAGCATTTCGGTTTTGCCTACCTGCGCCCCTGCCATAACTACTACGTCCGATAACTCAGGCTCAGATATGGCATCCATTATGCCTCTTTGATATTCAGCCCTAGCGGTATGCCATCTGCCAGCTTCCGCGCTAGCTTCCGAGCTTAGCCGCCTTTCTAGGTCTGCCCACTCTGCTACGCTTAGACGCGGTGGCGGTTTTAACGTCACCATCGCCTGTTGCACTGCTGCTATTAGTGCCTGTTGTGCGTCCAGCGTGTTCATCGGGCTGGTAAGCTGATAATTCATCTAATGCTTCCCTAACTTGATTTTCAATTACGCTTTGGATTACTTTGATGTCTTTTTCTGTAGCGCATATCGGGGCGCACTTTGTTGGCAGTGCCAGTAGCTTTGCCTTCATAGCCGCCAGCACATCTACCCACGCTGCTGTAACATCTTCTGATGAAACTAAATTGCGCTTTGCTTGCAATAACTCTAGCTCTGCCATCTGCGCGTCAGCTTCCATTTTACGCGCTCTAGCCGCATTATAGTCGGCATCCTGTATAGGTGGTCTGCCCCTTGATTTGGTTTGTGTTTGTGTCAATTTTCTGACCATCCTCGAATTAATGTCAAAATTCTGTCACTAGAAAAACTCTGCGCCTTCC